TCCAAGGGTGCGCTTGCCGCCGGTGGCCACCTGCCGCTGGTAGGCCTCCAGAATGTCCCTGTGCGGCGCGTCATGGGGCAGGGGACGGCCATTGGGTGAAACCAGCGTTATCTGGCCTGAGAACTGGCCTTTTCCTGCGTACTCACGCCAGATAACCCGGTTCTTGCTTGCGACCCGGTAAACGTACTCTGGCAGGCTGTTGTCCCGCCTTGTGCTGCGACCGCGACCCATCAGGCAAACTCCAAGCCGTCATCGTTGGCGCTGCCACGGGCATTCAGGGCCTGCAGGGTGGTGCACACCCGCCCGCCGGCGCCCCTGTGGTATTCGATGCCCTGCTGGTCCAGCCAGCGAACGAGCGGCGCCCGGGTCTTGAAGTGAGTCCAGGCCAGCAGCTCTTCTTCGGTCACAAGGTTCGGATTGTCTTTCATCACTCCACCACTGTCAGTTGTGGGTATTCGCGCCGGCCACCGCTGACCCACTTGTCAGCAACAGCCAGTCTCACATCGTCGTCATAGTCAAACGCCCGGGCCAGCTCCCTGGCGTGCTCCCAGCTGTTCGCTCGGTATGGGCTGCTGGTCATTTCCACCGTGTCGCCATTGCTGAAGGTGTGGCGGAAGCTGGCGCGGAAGTAGGGCATCACTCCTTCTCCTTGAGCAGGGCGGCGGCGCGGCGGAGGTCGCCGATGGTGAAGTCTGTGAAGTCGACAAAACCTTCCGGGTCAGAGAACTGGAGGTGCCATGCGTCCTTGTACATACCCGATACCTCTTCCCGTGCAAAAGGCTCCAGCGCCTTCTCAAGGGCGGCGATGCGCTCCTGTTGTTGGCAGGACTCGTTCGCCAGCCCGCTGTTGTAGTGGCGCAGCTCGGCTATATACTTGTCTTTCTCCGCAATCCTCGCCTCAGCCGCTGCGAGGGCGGTGCTTGCGTTGTCGATACGCCAATCCCGGTAAGCTAGCTCGGCAGCGATGGCGGCCTTACTGTGCAGCCCCTCGCTTGTCATAGCTGAGACGTGACGGATGTAGTAGTCGCCCTGATCGTCTAGCCATTTAATATCCCGGCCTTCAATGCCTTTGTATTGCTTATCCATGGTCGCTCTCACCTTCGTTATGGGTGGGCCAGCGCAAAGCAGCGATAACGTCACGGTGAGTTACAACCCCGCCTGAGTCGCCCGCATGGAGATTGGCCTTCTCCTGTAGCGATGCAAGCACCGCATCTGACAGCATGAAAGCCACGCGGGCCGCCTTTTCGGATTCATATACGCCCGGAAGCCACACGCCCCGGGAGCTGATCACATATCCATCATCAACTTTCTGAATCATGGTCATCTCCGTTATGGGTGGGGCTGCCAAACATCCAGTCTTCTACTCGCATCGTGTCGATAACCGTCCCATCAGGAAGGACGGGCAGGAGAATAAGGCTCTTTTCGGATTTGGGTTCGCTTTCTTTTACCAGCACCATTGCTCCTTTCCCGAATTCAATGGAGTGAATGTCCGAGTGGTCCATTGAGTAGGATTCACCCGCTTTATAAGTCCGCCTCGACGGGCTGTATGGCTGGGTGATCACATCATGGAACTCATATTTCCCCAGCCCGGCGTATGACTGTCTCCGGGCGCAAAACAAGTCACCAGAATGATCTGGCGTCCAGATGGTGTTTTGGACGTAGCCGCTCAAGACCAAGCATGAAATATCGTAACGGTGACTGTGCGGAGTTATGGGAAGCAAGTGGTTCCTGTGGGCATGGAATAGGCGGATTCTTTCCTGCCCTTCCTTGCCGGAAAGCAAGATGCTAGTGAGCCCGGGCATGACGTAGTTCTCGACCAACTCACCTCCGGCGCCTTCGATTGCAAACCGGATAAGAGTGTTTTTTGCTGCTTTATCCATGGGTCTCCTCCTCCCCCTCGTCGCCAGCGGTGCGGAGGCGGGTGTATGCGCGGAAGAACTCTATGCAGTCGCCGAAATCGCCGTTGCCTCCACGGCCTAGGACAAAGCGCGCGAAATTGTGCGCCCTAGTGTGAAAATTCATATTGTTCATGGCCCAGACCAGAGCGCGCTTAATCTCCTCGTTCTCCGGCACAGAGGGGGTGGTCACTATGCGGCACTGCTCAATCCCGTCTTTCGACTCCATTCCGCCCCACTCCGCGATATACTTGACGGCAGTTTCTGCCCTCCATGTTTTCCAGTCGCACCAAGGCTCCGACTTCTTTTTCTTCGTCCGCCACTGAAACTCCACCTTCCCGGCGTCGGCAATATGGCCATGCCCCCGCACAGCCTTTGCTGCAGCCTGAGCTACGACCCACTTGCTGCCCGTGAAGCTGCCGTCCTCCAGAGTTTCGTAGAGGGAATCCAGCCAGTCCGCCAGTTCCGGGGCGCTACCGAACGAAGCTGGGGCCGCGCCCACTTCGTTGGAGTCACCGGAATGGTCGGGGGATGGGGCGGCGGTGAGCGAAATGATCCAGTCCTGGAGCTCACGCAGTTGTGGAGACCAGTACGCGCTTTCCACGTATGTGAAAAGATTTGGATAATCATGCTGCTTACGCTTAATGAATTGCTCCGCACCGGCTTGGGTAAGGTGAGTTGAGACAACCTCCTGGACCTCTTGGACAGGAATCTTTCTTAATTCCTCGGGCAGATCATCGCAATCCAGGTCGAAATAGCATTCGATGGCTTCTTTCCAGTCATCATCGTCGTGGTTCTCTTCCGCCCACTGCTGGCACCACTCTTCGTGGTTCTCGATAAGATATTCGTGCAGATCGGAAACAGGGCGGTCTGGCCGATATACAACGCCATCATCACCGCAAACCTCGATATGGTGCTCTGAGCAGCCTTCAAGCGTGGGAAGATACCGGTTGCAACGAACCTGCCAGAACGGGTGCGCCGTCATTCTGTTAGGTTGCTCTCGCATCTGCTTGGACATTTCCAGCAGGAACTCCGGCACCGCAACAGATGGCGGGGCGGGGTGAAGATAAACCGGGATGCCATCTTGCCAATCGGCAGACGCATCTGGGCGATAAACAGGGATGTGCAGCCTGTCACCTGCCCGATAGTCATTCAGGCTGTCGGGGTCCGCATAACCAATGGGCTCGCTCTGGACTGTCAAGGAATCCTTGACAGTTGGACTCAGGTACAGAGGCGCAGCATCCGGGAAGGCTTCCGGCTTCTCCCGGCCCCAGATTCTGATATTC